CGCCCACTGTGGCGAAGACCTCCTTGTAGGTGTTCTTGACGGCCCCGTCAAAGAACTCGGCGGGATCGGTCTGCACCGGGGCGGGGTCCAGGACAACGGCCTTGCCGAGCTGCACGTTGGCCGCCCCCCGGAAGCGGGCGATCCTCCCGGATGCATAGACCATTCCGGGGGCGATGGATGCCGTGCCGTTGCCGTGGTCCGCAACCTCGCAGCCCGACAGCACCAGATCATGCCCCAGCGCGGCGAAAAGGGAGTTTTGGACGCCCGCGACCTCGTTTTGGAGGGTCAGCAGGTAGTCGATGTGGCGCTTGTAGCCGCCGGTCAATCTTTGCAGTTCCTTCATGTCAGTAAAGCTCGATTTTGTACCTTTTCCCGGCCATGACGTAGCGTTTCAGCCATGCCCTCATTTCCTCTGTTTTGCCCGCCAGTGCCGCTGGCACCCTGACGACAAAGTCGTGTTCCGGGTCGTACTCGTCGGCGAGGAAGTCGTGCTCCCATTCGGGCGGTGTTTCGTCCATCAGGAAATCGTGTTCGGGGAACACAGGCTCCGTTTTCGTCCAGATCCACGCCGTGTCGAGGTAGTCCGTTGGGTGCAGGATGTATATTCCGTTGTCGCCGTAGCGGTCGCGCAGGGCGCGTTCGAGCCGGTTCGTCTCGCCCGTTATCGCCGCCTCGTACAGTTTCTCTTTCCTAAACAACAAAAAGCCCGCCCATGCCGTCTTCAGCGGTTTGGCGCAGGTTTGCAGCCAGGCCAGATGTTTCGGTTTCCGAAGAAGCTCGGGGCTGTACATCTCGATCAGCCGGCCGATGTCGAAGCCCGTCCTCATAATGCCACGTACTCTATCGTTGCGGATAGCGGCCAGTCGGGGTCGACCTCGAAATAGCCGGACTTCGCCCGGCACTTGGACGCAAACGGAACGTAGGGGTCCGTCCCCTGCCTTGCGGCCAGTTCCAGGACCTCGACCTGCTCGCCCGCGACCCCCGGGACGGCCTGGAGCATGTCGATCATCCCGTTGACGTAGTACACCCCGTCGAACAGAATATTATTGATATAATCAATGTAGGCCGCCTCCACGCCCTCGCGGACGGCCTGCAATCCCACTTGCGCATTGTAGTGGACGCGCAGCCTTGTCTTCAGTCTGTCGGCGGGCAGGGACTCCACGGCCAGCCTCGTCCCGGGCGGGCGGATCGAGCGGGCGTAGGCGAGCAGGGCGGCGGCCTCTCCCGCGTTAAGGGGCTCGGGGCGGCCGTTCCCCATCTTCGCGGCCTTCACTTTCACCATCCCCCGCTCGTCCGTCACGGAGACGAAGTGCACGATGCGCCTGGCCGGGTCGATGGCCGCGTAGCGGTACTTGTTGTCCATGAACTGCAAAATATCGCCGTACTGGAACGCCCTGGCGCGGGCCGTCCACCACTCGAACGTGCCGTACTGGCTGTCGTAGATTGCCTGCTCTATTTCCCCCCGGAAGGCGTCCTGTTTCTCCTCGTTCCACCGGAACAGCTGCGCCAGCAGCCGCAGCCAGTACCGCCAGACGGCCGTGTTGCTCGGGCTGTCCAGCCCGGAAAGTTCCGGCCGCGCCTGCTTTTCCGCCAGCAGTTCCTGATAGATTTCCTCTGTTTCCCGTGCCATTTCTTTAGTTGAGAGTGGAGAATGCTTAATTAGTTGAGAATGGAGAATGGAGAATGGAGAATGGAGAATGCCGAGATGGCTGCCGACTGAAAGGCATTCTCAACTCTCCATTCTCAACTCTCCATTCTCCGTTATCTTTCCGCCCTTATCGCGATTTCCCCGTCAAAGGTTATGTCGGCCGTCCCGGGCCGGTATCCGTCGAACTCCAGCTGCTCGTAGAGGTCCTTGCGCAGCCCGTCCGTCCGGTCCGCGCCCATGGGCGACTGCAGCCTCCGGTACAGCCCCAGCCCCGTCAACGGAGAGTGGCGCAGCTGCCCGGGCTCCAGCAGGGCGATCAGCGTCAGGTGCTGCCCGTCCGATGGACGGACCGCAAGATCCCCGTTCTCTGTGAGGAGGTCGAACCCGTCATCGAGCAGTACGTCTTTTACTTCCGCCATCATTCAACGGTGTGGTTGAAGGTTCCGGCCACCGCTCCGTTGGGCGCGGCAAGGCCGTTTATGTAATTGATATTCAGGGTCTTGATGTGCTTCACCAAGACCCCCGCCAGCCCGTCCGCAAAGGCGTCCAGCGCGGCCTCCGCGCCGCCCTGGGAGTTCTTTGTTTCCGCGAAGACGTCCCGCAGGTCGTCTTTCAGCTTGTCCCTGTTCAAAGCCATGTTAAATACTATTTAAAAAGATTGTTTATCTTCGTTTTCAGTGCCGTTATGCCGGGGACGTCCTTGGGGGCGTACACTTTCAAAAGCTGTTCGACAAGCTCGGCCAAAAGCCCCTTGAGGCTGTCAGTCCCTTTTTCAAGCGCAAAACCGTCCTTGTCCATGGCCATTTTCGCGGACCCTATTTCGGCCCGGATCTCGTCCGCCCTGGAGAACATGGCCACGTAAAACGCCGTCCGGCTGTTGTTGACGGGCGATACCACCACCGCACTGCCAACGCACGGATAGACGACCGTACCGCCGTCCGTTCCATCGTCCGTGCGCAGCCTGACGTCCAGTATCTCCGCCCCGCCGTCCAGCGGGCGCACGTCACAGGTGTCCGAGGCGCGGTCCACCGACAGCACCTCGGCCGCCACCGAAGCGGACAGCATGTCCCTGAACAGCCTTGCAAACACCTCCTTCATTCTTTTTTAATTGACAATGGACAGTGGACAATGCCCGTAGTTCGCCATGCATTCATTGTCAATTGTCCACTGTCCATTATCAATTGACCCTGACGCCAAGCGCCAGCTGCCTCCGGTACCCGGACGTTCCGAAAGTCTTCTTCACGCTGTCGACCATGTACGCGCCCTGCCGTTCCGGCCATTCCGGGTCGGTGATGACGGCGATGTCGTTGTGCTCCGCGCACGGCTCTCCGAAGCCGGTGAGCGTCCCCTTGTAGCCGTCATATTGCAGCCGTTGGAGTTCCGCTTGCGCCAGCCGTTCCAGTTCGGGCAGGGCCATGTTCCTCTTTTCCAGTTTGACCTCCTCGCCGTCCGGGTCGCCGGCCTCCGCTTGGATGACGACCCCGCCCTTTCCGGTCGAGGTGGCCACCACACGGATCTTGTTCTCCTCTTTTCGGCGGTAGACCAGGTCGTTGGCCGCGACGTTGGCCATCAGGTTGTAGGCGTGTCGGCGGCCCTTTTTCGCGAAGTCGTAGCCGCCGAGCGAGACGTTCAGCACGGGTTCCCCGCCATCGTAGGTGAAGTACGAATACACATTGTAGTTCTTTTGCAGGTCGTCCAGCACGGCCGCGCCGGTGGCACGGTCGACCCGGTACTCCCCGATCCCGAAGTCGACAACGTTTGCCCTTCCGTCCCATACGAGGGAAACGATTTCCCCAACGGACGCGTTCCGCCAGGCACGGGAGAACGTCCGCTGCTTGAGCCGCCACATTTCGTCCTCGCACTCCACCGTGAACGGCACGCGGGCGTCCACCCGGGCCACGTAGCCTACATACTCCAGCCGCAGGTTGCCGTTATAGCCGAGCCATACCTTCACGGACGAACCGCGCTTTACGGCATCGTTGATGTCGCCGTCCAGCACCCTGATCCTCCGGGGCAGGGTTATCCTCGCCGTATCGGTCAGCTTCCTCCAGGAGCTTTCGGTCTCCACGGCGTTCACGAAGTCCATGGCGAGGGACTTCCTCCCGGAGGGTTCGGTCATCGTGATATGGCTATGTAGGTTGAACATGCCCTTCGTTTCCCGGGGATCACAGTTTGTTCACGGCCTCCACGGACACGCGCCCCTCCACGTCATAGTCGGCGGCGGCCGTGCGGTACACCTCGATGTAGAGGGTCATGGCGGCCCGCATGTCCGTGTTCAGCAGGTGGACGTTGCTCGCCGTGTGCGTCCTGGTGTCCCCGAGCTCGGCCGCCGGGCCGCCCTGCTCCCTGCTGGAGACGAGCCTCCCGAACCCGTGGCAGTACTGGATGGCCGAGCGGACCAGCCTGAACCCGGCCTCCCATGCGTACCATCGGGACACTTCCATCTGGTGGCCGGCCAGCGCGGCCGGGGTGAGGTAGGCGGGGTTCTTCCCCTCCTGCTCGATGCGCAGCCTGATCCCCCACTTCCGACCGGACGCCGATGTTTTCTGCGACACGCGGGCGTGGAAGGACACCAGCAGGAAGCCCGACCCCGTGGTGCCGAACGTGCCGGCCGGGACGGTGTGCGACCATGGCGTTCCGTTGGCGTGGGCGATGGCGTTCCAGCCGTCCACGTCGGTTTTCGGGCCGTACCCGTGCCATTGCAGGCCCAGCAGCCTCTGCGAGTTCTCGCCCCTGTCCCCCTTTGGCCCCTGCGCCCCCGTGGCCCCGGTGGTCCCTTTGTCCCCCTTTGGCCCTTGCGCCCCCGTGGCTCCCTTAGCCCCGGTATC